GTAGTAAAGGTGAGAAAAGAAGAAACTATCCAAAATGTGTACCTTTATCTAAAGCAAGAGCTATGTCACCTAGTCAAAGAAGAGCTGCGGTATCAAGAAAACAATCTGCTGAAAGAAGAACTCGTAGAGGGAAGAGACCTAACTACGCTAGGACTTAGCTAAACTTCGTTTCCCCAAACATCCCAATTATTTCTTTTTTTTCTAGCAAACATTTCAAGTTTTGGATTAGGAGACATCTCATCTGCTAAATCATAAAATTTTTGTGGTTTTGTAGAATGAGGTTTAATACTTGGGTTTTCTATCCAATTAAGTTTTCCCATACTTTTAAATTTTTGCATAGGTTTACCATAAAAACCAAATAAACAAAATTCAGTTGCAAACTTATATCCAAAACAAGGCATCATTCCATTAGGTTTAGTCCAAACTATAGTTAAATGATAATTAACACCCCAAGATTTTAACACATTAAATGTTTCATTTAAAAATTTATTAGTAGTCCAACAATAAACATGACATCCTATATTTGCAATTTTATTAATTGGTATGTTTTTAATTTCATTTATGCTCATTGTTGGATAGTCTAATTTTTTTTTTCTATTTGGTCTTATATTTACCTTTCCAGTAACTGATATATTCCAAGGTGGGTCTAAAACTATTGTGTTATATTTTTTATTAGGAAAAGGTATCATTGGGATTTGGCTAATTCTTTTTTAATTATCTCGTAGTCTTTCCAAATAAATTCTAAAGGTTTCCAAACCCCTGCTTGTCTAACCTTTTGTCGTCTGTAATGAATAATCGTTGAATGATCGTAGTTAAAAAAGTTTCCTAACTTGGGTGTAGAAATTTGGAAGTGTTCTAAAATATAATTAATGATCACAGCTCTTGGCTTAATCATGTAATTTAATCTTCGTCTGCTCATTATATCATCGGCTGATACATTAAAATGTTTAGATACTGTGGCTAATATTTTATTAAAAGTTTCGTAACCAACAGGATGTTTGTATTCTACTTCTTTTTTTATTCTATCTCGATCCTCTTTCATTCTATACTTATCAGCTAGTGCCTGGCTTTTGTAGATAAGATGTGTCTCGGCTAATCTATAACCATTCTTAAATCCTGTTCTGTATATCTGTAGTTCTCTTGGTGTTAGTTCTCTAAACATGATAGCTCTCATGCCTAATTTAATTTGATGTTTTTTCTTTTGTATTGTTTCGAAGTGCATAGTCCCCTTTCAGTTGTTACCAACTTTTGTTTTAGTTTTTTTTATAAGTTAATAAAAGACTAGGCTCTCATTAACTTGTCCTCGTAGTCTACAACTTTCAAATGTAAGCTGTAACTTTCAGCTTTTAATTTGTTAGCTTTGTGTAAGGTTCTAACATACAGTTCACTTTTCTTTCTCTGTAAGTCCCTTACTTTTTGTAGACTCTCCTTGATCTTTTGTTGATCTTGGTTTTGAGTCATAAGTTTCCTCCTTCACTTTTGTAAAGTCCCATTTAATCTCATTGACTTTTACTTCTACCAACTCGCCTTCATTTGAAGGATTGGCAGCCTTCTTCACATCGTCAAACTTATCTATATAAGTAAAGTTTGCGTTGCCATGTCTTGATCTTATATATGATTTTACCTTTTTGTCAATCATTGTAATCTCTTTCTAATATAAATTCTAGGTTTTGTATGGCTTTTAGTATATCCTCTTTTCCGTTTTTTTTCTTGTGTCTTGAAACATATTTTACAACACAGCCTTCAGCAAACTCCATGCGATTAGCTTGTATATATTCTATTGGCTGTATGGTCATGGTTTTGTACCACTCACCACCAACTTGTTTCTGTAAATTCTTTTTGTTCATAAAGTTTGTCAGCAAAGAGGCGAGGAAAAACAACGATTCGAAAGGAAGCCAAGGGGATGGCTAAAACCTCGCCTCAAAGCAGAGATCATAGTTCTCGTAGATTAGTATGATCTTCTTTGATTATTACCATAAGTTCCAGTTCTTTTAAAAGGTTTTTTATAACCTGTGAAAGACTGTTGCTTACCCCCACCTTGTGATCCTGATTGTGCATTATCTTGTGGTGTTAATACAACATTCAATCCACCAGTCGGTGTTCCATCCTCTTCTGTATCATCAAATGCAGCTTGGTTATACCAAGTTCCATTAATGTTTGCAGAAATTCTCCAAGTTTTACCTGGAGGTGATTTAGGATTGATAGGTGCTACAAAGCTAGGTCGATTATCGCCTGGCTGTTTGTCAGCATTCGGTATAAGTTTTATATATAGCTTATCCATTATATTTTCTCCTGTTTAGTTATTAAGTTCATCCTAGATTTAAACGCATTGTCTAGCAATCTAAAATCTTTTGGATGATTTTTTTCTGTCTCTATAAATGTAGGTCTATACACATGATAACGAAGATGATTTAATCTTGTTTCATGTGGAGCTTTCTTTAACTCCTCTACTATTTTTTTGACAGGTGTACCCTTCGTACTTGAAGGGTCTTTAGTTTCCTTGGCTGTCGGTATGTTTAAAGATGTTAGCTCTTCGAGGGAGGTTATATCTTTATCCAACACACCAAGAAAACTCAAGCTCCTTGATATTGCGAAACTTTCAGCCATAGGTAAAGCACCTTGTATGTAAGTTCCGTTTTTCTTTTTAAATTGTTTGTAATGTCCTGTAGCTAACACTCGTTCAGGATCATAGGCTAGTATCTTACACTTTGCAATGTAGTAATCATCATGTTCAAAGACTGATGTATCAAAACCTAATTCATTACCAAAAACTTGTCTGAAATATTTAATCTTGCTCCATAAAGATACAGTAGTTTGACCTGTTGTTAGGTTTTTGTACACGCCATCTTTACGACACAATTCATTTATCTTGTTTATTTTATCTATCATGTTTATCCCCATAGTTGTTTTATTACTGCTAGTTGATCTGCACTAGCATCTTTCATAGTCCAATGTGATAGATCAGGTTTCTCTACTAATCCTGCCATCACTTTTGGATCGCCATTACTTGCTTGAAGTAATCTTTGTATGGTCATAGCTTTCTGTACCATTTCGCTATAACAATATTCTAAATGATCATCCCATAATGCAGGATGATTGTTGTCAAAAATAATATAATCTTTTTCATTTACATAAAACAAGAAAGGTTGTTTCTCTGTTGCTATTCTATAAAAGGCTACTTGGTTTATGTTTATTGGATCAGGTTCTAGTGGTAGCTTTTGTGTGTAGATTTTTAAACTATCTACATTTAAACCTCTTGCACTCGGTGGCTTGGACTTTTGTTCAGCAAATATTTTATCTGACTCCCAGTCTATACGACCTAATATATCTATACCTAAACCTTTAGGTGATAGTGATACATATCTCTCACACATCAAAGGTTGCTTGCCAAATATTTCTTTAACTACTTTTAATACGTTCTTGATGGTGTCGTGTAATCTTTCAGTAACCATCTCTTTAATCTTATCATCTCTTTGGTCATAGCTTTCTTTTTTGTATAGATTATATTCATGATTAAAGATGGTATTGTAATCTCTATCTTTGATCTCATGTCTTTCTGCACCCTCAAAGATATACTTACCTATTAGTCTTTGTGCTACGTTGCCTGATACAGATCCATAACCTAATTTAAAATTCTTCTTGTCAGCTCTTCTACGTTTTTGATCACGCACAAAATAATCTACTATCCACATACCGATAGGTTTCATCTTGCTTAACTGTGTAAAGCTGAAATGATCCTGACCTTGACCACCATTTGTTTTGTCGTATAGTTTTTTTAAATCCATTGTTTTTGATTTGGTATAAAATAGAATAACCTATTTGTCAAATAAAAAAGGCGACCCATTTCTGAGCCGCCTTGGTTTATTTATTTAGAGATACTATCTAACCATTCTTGGTTATGTTTAGTAGTATGCTTACCGCCTCTAATTCTAGTTGATGGCATTTCCTTTATTAAAAGATATACATAACTTTCGCTATGTTCTTTTAACAAATCTTCTTCAGAAATGTACAACCTATTTCTAACTCTATTACCAAATTCAAAAACAAAAGTTTTTTTCTCCTCTTGCATTTCAAATATTGCTAATAGCTTATCACAGATAAAATAACTTTTATCTATAATATTTACCAATCCTTTATTTTCTTTTTTATTTTCGATTGGTAGTGGTGGCATTAGTTCCATTTTTTTTCCTTTGTTGTTTTTATTAATATCTCATTATACCATATTGGTTATTAGATGTCAACAGTTTTTTTTCTATTGATTTTACTAGACAATTTGGTAAAGAGATATTTCAAAACTAAAAAACAGGAGAACAATGACACTTAAAGAATACATGAAGAAACATAAACTTAGCTGTTCGGAAATGGCTAGGCAATGTGGAATACATAACATCAATCCAGCCACGAACATTTGGCGTTACTCTCACGAGCAAAGAATACCACGCAAAGCAGAGATGAAGAAAATATATCTTGGTACAAACAAACAGGTGCAACCCAATGACTTCTATGACTTCATCGAAAAAAATTAAATACAAAAGAGTTCGTATTACTTGGTTCGACATTACAGCTTCAGAGGAAAGTTGGGTACACGAAAGCAATATAACTAATACTAAACTAGCTGAATGTTTTGATGAAGGTTATTTGTATAAGAAAGATAAAAAAAATGTTTGGACTTTTTCAGGTTATTCTATGAATGAGGATGGTAGCCTTGATGTATCTAATGTTAATGTCTTTCCTCGTTGTGTCATTAAAAAGATAGAGGTTATCAAATGAGAATTATTTATATTATACTTACGGCAATGATACTTACCCATTGTAGTGCTATCGAAAAGAAAGTAGACAAATGGTATTGGGATCCTGTTAAGGGTATGTTCAGAATAACTTTTGGTCAGATTAAATAATGACTTACGAAGGTTTGTTTGAAGAAGTCAAATTGCACGATGAGATTAAAACATTAAAGCAACTGATCAAAGACAAGAACAATTATATTAAACTACAAGACAAAGAGATTGACACATTAAAGTCTCAAATTGATCTTAAAGATATTGAGATTGAAATGTTAAAAAAGAATAAATGAAATGTTTTTATTGTAATAAAGAAGTTAGGTGGAATAATGATTTTGATACGGAAGATACTTATCCTGATTCAGATCACGAAATAGTAAGTATGTATGAATGTGATCATTGTCATACTTGGTATGAAGTTTTTCATCAAAAAAAAGAAAAAAATAATTAATGGCTAGATGGACTTACGCTTTCTCTAATGGAAGCTATAACGATTGGCATAGGCAGTACGAGGGTATTGCTATGATCGATGTTGATAGTGTTGAGGTATGTCCTGATTGTTATGAACCATTGGCTATGATTGAAACGTGCTATGATAAAGGACAGAAATACAAGTCTACTACCCTCTTAAAAACCCTTGCTAGTCGGCTTCAGATACCTAGTTTTTTAGTTTTCTATAAGAAAGTGGGTCAGGGTAGCCTAGCTTTTAGGATCAAGCGTCTACACGTCTCTAATGCAGAATTTGAATTGATGAGTGAGGATGAGTGGGTAAGGGAATTATACCAATTACAGAACGAACATAGAAAGTGTTGTAAATATGCAACACTTGTTTCTACACAAAAACAAGTATTGAAATGATAAACCTAGCAACACCACACAACATCTAGTTTATGAATAGAAAATACACACCACATATCCGTATTCCCTTTTCAATCTTTGCCAATCCTAAATATAAACAAATTCCTGACACATTTAAGCCTTATTGTCTGTCTGTTCTCGTATGTTTGTTGAAGTTTATTAATGCCAAGACAGGTCAATGCTACCCTAGACGTAGTACAATATCTGATATGACTGGATTATCTAAAACAACGATCTATAGAGCTACCATTCTTTTAAAAAACGCCAAGATTATACAGATTAAAAGATTATCATCAACACTTTTATACACAGTAGATAGTGATTTTATATATGGTGATGTTTCTAA